AACGCTGACCACCTAAAGAAATCCAACTGTGTAAGGCTCTAGCTGTATCAAAAAAAGTATTAGAACTTTTCTTTGCCCAACCACCTAGTTTTTCAACACCACCTTTTCTGAAACGTACTAAATTGCCATCGACCCAACCATTTTCATTAGAATAGTCAGTTTCTTCTTTGTTGATTCCCGGCTTAAAACTAAATTTTGTAAGTGGCATCTCTTAACTCTACCATTTCAAAAAGAAATTAAGCTATTCTGATAATGGCAGCAGTCGCACTAGCTGCTGGAAAAACGACTGTAAAGTCTCCAGCTGTGCTTGTCTTGTCTCCTCCAAAGTCAATAGTAGCCAAAGCTTTGTTACCATTTGTGCTGTTGTATATTAAGCAACCTCTTGCAGTAACTGTAGCTGTGCCAAATGTTAAGTCTGCAAAATCTACTATTGCTGTAGTGCCTGACGTTGTTGGTGTCACGTTAGTCAACGCTGCTCCAGCTGCTGTGTAATTTGTACCTGTTACCTCATTAGTGGTTGCATAAGCTGTTGTGCCAGCTCCCATAGTTGCAGATGACGTATATAAAGCTAACTTAATTGAGTCAGCTCCATTAGTTAAATTGTGACCTTCTACAAGTATTTCTTGTTTAAAACTTGTTGCTATTGCTGATGTAATTGCCATTTCTTAAAGCTCCTTAATTATATTAGCCATGTCTTCATGGCCTTGTTGCCTTAATAAATTCACATACGTCACATTTTTAGAATTTATTGCGTTCTTTATAGTATATAAGATTACAGTATAAACTTGGTTTTGAAAAGCCATAGCTTGTTGCTTCACATGCTCTGGTGCGTCCATAGATATTTCGCATATTTTCTTAGTTGCTTGTTCTGCCCAAAACTCAGGGTCATGTCCTTTGTTTTGTGTGGTGTGCACACCAACTTTTCCTAATTGTATAAAACTGTCTGTCATCCTTTATATGGCTCTGGTGGTTCCTCTTCTTTGTCCAATATTAAACCATATTTCGATAACTTTTCATCTATATCTTCGTATGGTCCTATTATCCATTTACCCTCATGCGGTACCGCTACTAGGGGTTTATCCAGTCTGTGAAAACCGTAAAGCCTATCTGTAGCCACAACATTAGAATCTAATACCGTAGATCGTGAACTGATACCAACGGTTATGTCTGCCTCCATGCACTTACATAGCCAAAACTCAACGCAAGCTCTACCCGCCTCTGCAAAGTGCATGTTTTCTTTGTAAGAAAAATCTATGCCGTATAGGTCTATAGCTCCTACTTTATTAAATAAAGCAAAAGCTATTGCATAAGCAACTGTATTATTAAGATAAGCACAACGGGTAGCATTGCAAACAGCTTCTATGGGATAAACCACAGCACTAGGCACTCTCTCGTCTAGCTCACAGGTGTAAATCGGATAATCTGCTTTTGGTAGTATTCTAGTTAATGCACCAGTTTGTTTACCCGCGTCATCGCTGTCAAAAAAACGACTAGCTGGGTCCAACATAAACATTCTGTCTGTTTTGTAAACAGCTGCTGCTGAGTTAATAGTCCAGACTTCATCCCAAGTTTTACCGTTTTGTATGCCTACAGCAAAATCAACTTGTGATATACCAAGTCCTACTAGAGCAACTCTCTTGCCCTCTAGCGATTCTATGGGTTGCATTAAGACACGCCAGTGCGAAACTGATCGTATCTATATTCATCGCGAGTACCGCGACCTTCTGATAGAGTCTTCATCCTTCCTACTGCCTCCTTAAATCTTGCCTCAAATTGGCCAATGACATCAGGGGGTTCTTTTAGAAAGATGGCTCCTTCTACTAAACTTCCGTACAACAAAGCGTCTGGATAATCAGAACTTAACACTGTTGTACCGCTGTCACTACCACTCGTAATCGAGGCTGGTTTATACAAATAATGTAATTCAATAGTATATGCGGCATCAGGCACTGGGGCAAGTTCAAAAGACGTATCATCAAACTGTGAATAATACTTAGGTTGCCCTGTAGCAGTAGAGGATGGTGCGTATTCTTTAATAAAAGACGCGTGTTTGAAGTCCAAGTAATCGTATGTATTACTGCTGGTAATTGCCAAACTAAATGGCGCATAAAAATCTGTAGGTGTAGCCAAAAACCTATTACTAGCTGTTAGAGTGGCTGAAACATTTTTTCTTTGGTAAGGCAGTTGAACCATATTGAATATGCGATCTTCTGCTTCCTGTATAAACCTTGGTAATTGTGTAGTAAAAGTAGTTTCAGAAACTTGTAAGTAGTCCTGTACTGCTGTTTTTAATGTTGCTAGTGTAAAACTCATGTTGTTATCGTGACTGTTCCTATGCTTGCTGTCAATTCAAAAGAAGTAAGGCTAGTGCCTAGTTTTCCGTCACCCACGTTAGTATAAAGTGTAAAAAAATTATTTGTGTCACTGCTTTCTGTTCTTGCATCTCTTATAGCCTCTGGGTCTACTGGAGAAGGTTTTGGCATTAACTGTGGGTGTTTAGCATCCCACTGATCTTTGCCCACCAACAAACCATCCCAAGTCTTTCGTAAATCTTTGTGTTTGTATCTGAACCCTGTTAAGTCACAGATACCATAAGCGTTTTTGTTTGATGCAAAAGCCATTATGCGTTGTTATAACTTCTCAAGTTAGGCGATATATTGAAAGAACTTCTGTCTTCATCGGTAGATAGGGCCCTGTCAAACTCTTCTTCATATATAGCTTTTAGTTGTCCTGTGAGCTGTGGTGCTCTTTTCATGGACATGTAGTAAGCCAGACCAGCTGTTAAGCATGGGTAAAACCTAAAAGGTAAGTCCATGGTATTTGTAGCAGCGTCTGCATCATCCATTCTGGTAAGTACATTCATGTAGACGGTGTAAGTGCTTGAAAGATCAGGAGCTGGCCAAACAGTTATAGTTGGTGTCAGCTGTTTATTTATAAAGTATTGATTTGGTTTACCAGTCGATGACTTGTTTGTAATGTGTGAATACTCAGCTCTACTTAACCTACTTAAAGGTATGTCAGTTGTTTCTGAACCAGATGTTTCTCTTATAAATACGTCCAGTACGTCAATAGGTGCAGTAGCATTGGTACTATCAATATTGTATGTTTTGGTATCTTTGACCATGGCTACAGTTTTTTCTGCAACTGTCCATTGGTTTAGTCCTCTGTTGGCCCATTCTGCCAACATAATATTAAGGCTTCTAGTCGCGCTTTTGAGATCATAACCAGTACGCAGCTCTATGCCACATCTTTCAAAAGCTTCTTCTATGTATTCAGCTACATCAAGCTCAAAATTCTTACTGCTACTTGTCGCCATATTCTTTATCCTCTGGAGCGTATAGATTGTTAAATGTTATGTTTGGGTCCATATAGCTCTCATGTTGTTCTGCTGAATGTGTCCATTGAGAAGGCATAAAATCTGGTGCCCCTTCACCAACACGCCACAAGGCTGGATTTGTTGCTCTTACTCTATTATTAGGTAAGGCTACAAAATTTCCAGTCCAAGGACCAGCTTCTGTTAAATATAACACATGTGACTGTTTATGTTGAGCTGGGTCATCAGCTATCGAGTTATCTGTGTAATCAACTGTAAACATATACTTACCTGTTACAAACTCTCCTCCTATCTTACATATCCATGGAGATGAGCTTACCCTGTCCATAATAACCACAGAATGGTCGTGACTCAAGCAATCCCAAGGTTGAGCTAGATGATCTTCCATTGGTTCTGGCCATTCTTCTAAAGGCACGTCTGCTACTAAAGCCTGTATGGGCATCCTTGCCCACATAGCTCCGCCATGTACATTTGGAGCATCTTCCATATCGTCTATTTCACAACCCGTAAAAACCACCTGAAAGGACAATGATCTGTCTGGTAAAGTATTTACTGCTATAGCTAAAGCGTGAAGATACTCGCCATGATAATCGCTATGGTTAGCTGTAAACTCTTTTCTCACCCAGCATTTGAACTGGGGAATGTTTGATATTAAATACGCCACAATATTTAACTCCTTTGTTTATTTAGATTGTATAGTCGCCACCCCTAATAGCTGCTCCCATACCTCTTGCTACACCTTTTTTCTTGCCAACACGACCACCTTTTGACATGTATTTAGTGCCTTTAGCGCTACCGCCTTTGGCCATGTATTTAGTGCCTTTAGCTGCTCCACCTTTTTTCATGTATTTAGTGCCTTTAGCTGCTCCACCTTTTTTCATGTATTTAGTGCCTTTAGATGCTCCACCTTTTTTCATGTATTTAGTGCCTTTCATAATTACTCCTATCTTCTGCCAAACAAACCTATGTTGTTTGACCTTGATTTACTTATCTTACCACCTGTTGAGGCGAATGTAGAAACATTAGTTGGTTTACCACCAACACCTTGTTTTTTTGCTCTTTTGCGTCTTACAGCAGAAGAAATTTGTTTTTTGCTCATGCTCGAAGCTTTAGAAGCTGGTACGCATTTTGGATAACTGCGCTTAGAACCTTTGGTTTTAGACCTACCACATTTTTTATAGCCGCCACCTTTTTTTGGTGCGCCTATATCAACCCAGTCATCTTTAAACCACTTCGTTAAACTCATAACTAGGTTCTTGGCATTTTTGTTTTCTTACGCCTGTCGTTCATCATAGCACCGCATCCTCTGCCTTGTACCATAACTGTACCGCCTTGGTTAAACTTGATTGCTCCACCAGCAGCTTTCTTTTTACCTTTGTACTTGCCACCCATTTTTTTATATTCTTTAACCATGTAAGCATTGGCGTAAGCTGATGGGTAAACATCAAACTTTGCTTTAGCTTTACTTTTAGCTTTTCTGTATAAACTTGGGTTTGCTACGCTTTTAGGTACCTGTGATCTTGATATTGCCATTAGCACTTCCACCTTCTTCTTGCTTGCCTAATTCTTGAATTAGGATTATTTTTTGTTTTAGCAGAGCTTCTTTTTAACTGTCCAAGTGACCTTGCACAATAAGACTTGCGCCTTTTAGCTGCTTTGCTACCTTTCTTTACTTTGCCTGTTACAGCAGTTTTTAACTTAGAACCGGGGTTTGCTTTACGATAAGCAGCAACACCCTTTTTGGTCATTCCAGCACCTTTACCAGTAGGGCGGTAATTACCGCCCTTCCCAGTCGTTTTCCTTATAGGTT